TGTTGCCCTAAGTGATTTGGAGTCATTTTAACTCATCCATGAATGTTGACCACCATAATTTGTGTTCAGTCTTGGCCTTCTAGCCTGTCTTGGCTCGTTGACCATTAGCCCAATGTACCTAAACGCATCAGCGCCATGCGAATATTGGTCATGCAAAGGCGTTTTGCTGAATTGCTTAGTGTCTGGGTCAACATCGTAACGGTAATGGCGTAGGCATTGCAAGCCCTCGTGACAGTTCTCACGGTCAAACCAACAGTTAACAAAGATTGTCCTAGCCGCATTGATGCTGTCCAGAATAGGCGTTTTGGGAATGATCTTGGTCTTGTAGCCCGCAGCCCTCACGATTTCCTCAATGCTTCTGCCGTTGCCCGCTAGTGTTCTGTTCTCGGCATCGTGCGGTAGCCATAGCGTGTCGTACATATAGCCAAACGTCTGCATTTTGGCTAAGTAGTCGCTCATGGTTTGCTGATTGCCCTCAATGTAGCGAATAAGGCGTGTTTCCATGCCTATGAACTGCAAGAACCATATTGCTGTTGCATCACTCCACCCAAGGTCAAAAATGGCGTGTACGGGCTTTGTGGGGTCATAGTTGACCTTTGTGATTCGCCCATCCAACTCAGCCATTTGCATTTCTTTGGCAAAAATAGCGCCATCCACAGTCTGTCGGCATAAGCCTTCCCAAACAACGTTGTAAGCCTGTGGGTCACGAAACTTCAGCGCATCTTTTTCAAGTTTTAGCGTTTCAGGAAACCAAGGATTGTCTGACCAATTGACTTTGGTGACAACGCAGTCATCAGGGGGGTTAAGCACAAACCGTTGATAAGTTTCGTCTGTTTCCAACTCAGGGTTGAAGCTAATCCAAATCTCAGACTTTTCCTTACGAATGGTTGGGATCAGCACGTTCCATGACATTCGGCTTGTGGTCTGCGCTTCCTCAACCCAACAAATGTCAACGCCTTCGTAAGACTTGACGTTTGCCACATTGTTCTTCAAACCCACAAAGCTGAACTCAGAGCCGTTCTTGCCCTTAATGTTGGTTTGGGTGATCTCATAGAACGTGCCAAGGCCAAGCGCCTCAATCTGGTCACACAGTAGCTTGTGAACCGAATCCTTGATGGAGGTTTGAAACTCACGGGCGCAAAGGACACGCAAAGGGTTTTGTGCTGCCTTGATCAGTAAAGCTCTAGCAATGCCCCAAGACTTAGCCCCACCTCGTCCACCGTATAGGACTTTGTAACGGGATGGCTTGAACAGGCACTCTAGCTTGAGTGGAAACTCAGCCTTTGCTACCGCTTGTGCAAGTTCACTCATTAGGCTTTACAAAGCTGACCTGAATGCCTGACAAGAGAGGCGCACCGTCAGCACCTGTGATCTCAGTCTTTGTGCTTTCACGGTACTTCTTAGGGAATCGTGCCGCCATTGACCGTGACCACAAAGATGCGTTCAAACGATCGCTTTCCTTGTTTTCAACCATGTAAGCCTGTGCTTGTTCTTCCCACCATGCTTGCTCTAATTCCTTGGCATATTCCATGGCGTGCATAAATTCCTCGTGCTTATCTCTCCAAGCGTATAAGACCCGTAAGGAAAGATCAAGGTTTGCCGCTATTTGTTCAACGCTTTTGCCGATTCTGCCCAAAGTAACCACTTCCTCACAATATTTAGGATCGTAGAGGGTAGGGCGACCAACGGGGCGTTTTTCGGTTGTTTCGGTCATTTGATTTTTAATGCTTCTTTTAGAACTCTGTGAATGTAATCTTTGTAATCTAGCTTTGATGTGCTGGACAGCTTGTCAACAGCTTCTGTGATCAGTTCGTAATAATCTTGGTTTGTCATTCCATCTTGTTTAGTCAGCCAATAGTCTTTCAGGCTCTTACACCATGCCGCGGTAAAGAAAAAGCATAGCGTAAATGCGCCCCATTGGTTTGCTTCGTATGAAGCATAAAACCAAAATGGTTGTCCTAATAGCCCAAAAATGCAAGCCCACTTGCGAAATTCTGTTCTTTTATCCTGAATTAACCATATTGCAATCAATTCAGTAACTGCAATAAATATTTGCTCTATCACTTAACAAGTCCTTCTTTCCATGCCCATGCTGGCAATAAGCCAGTTTTTTGTTCTGCGTATTCTGTCATGGCAGGGTTAGCTGTACGGTTAAATTGTCCAAACGGGCCAAAGTTAACCCATGAATTTTGACCCCTAGTCTCTGATGTTGCGGCTGGCAACGCTTGGGGTGAATACATCCTTGCATGGGATTGGAAAGCGTTTTCCTCACCAGCGGCTCTAAAACCCACTCCATGCTTGGCATGACCAAACACATCATGGACAGCCCTGAAAATGTCGTTTGCTGTTACTTCTTTACCGTTCCACTTTTCGCCCACACGCATTAGCAATGGGTTAGCTTGACTTGCTTCCAAGGCTGATGGGCCACCAAATCCCTGCTCAGTTGGAAATACTGACAATTTTTTGTTCAATATAACGTCATTGATGGCGTTTCTTGGATTGCCGTATATGTCACCAGATTCAGGCATGAAATCAAACTTATAGCCTTTTTTCCTTAAAGCCTCATATTGAGCCATTGTTTCATCAATCAAAGCACCATAGGCTTTTTTGACTCTAGGATCATTAGGATTGTTTTCCATCACCTGATAAGCCTCGGCTAACTTATTTGCGCGAGTGGGATCAATCTGGGCGTATTTTGTTAAAGGTTGATAAACAAAGCCTTTGTCAGCCATATAGCCTTTTGCAATGTCAACCAACCGTTGATCAGTTCCAAATTGCTCTAATTTGCCGCCTACATCAACAGCAGTTGGCATACCTTCCAAGGGTTTACCTATAAACCTTTTTGGCGCAAGAATTCCCATTGGGTTGTAAGACTCAGCCATTTGTTTGGCTATCTGCTGAGTTTTTGGCCCGTACCCTATGCCTTCTGCCTCAGTTGCTTGGTAAAGCTGATCCCTAGCCGCATTTGCTTTATCGATCCCAAAGCCAGCCATTTGCTGTAGGCTTGCACCGGGGTTTTTGACAAAATCAGCGCCCTTACGCTTGGTAGAGTCAATTAGGCTGTAAATGTCGGCTAGTGTTGGCATAGTGCCACTAATTTACTCGGTTTCGGCTGGCTTTTCAACCGCAAGTTGACGTAGCCACGCTTCATTCTCGGCAATAGCGCCTGAAATGGCGTGAAAGTTAGCCAACATTTGTTCTTTTTGCTTCTCAAGGTCAGCAATTCGGGCTTTTACTTGTTCAATCATTTTTTGGCAGTCTTTGCAGATTGTTTAAATGCTTCAGCGGTAGGTGCGCCCTTAGAGCCGGGCGTTCTCATACGCTCTACGGGTTTACCCTCTGCCTTTTGGCGTTCTATGCGCTCTTGCTTTTTGTGGATGTTGGCATACAAGCCCTGTTTAGTCGCCATGTTTACTCCTCAATTACAAAACATACATCTTGCCAACTCATCTTGAGTAAGCGCTGTTCATCGTGTTTGATTTCCTCAAACTTTAGATATTCGTCTTTGTAGTCTTTGTGAAACGTGCCGAATGCGATCTTGTCGCCAACATTTAAACCCTCGGCTTCGGCTTCTGGGCCTACCGCCACAACCGTCCCGCGGCTTTCAGCTTCTGCTGATTGGAAATAGATTGTGCTTTGAATGCGTTGTTCAGGGCGCACCAGAATCTTGTCTTTTAGTGGTTGCAAGTTCATTTTGCATCCTTTGCTGGTCTGCCACGTTTCTTTGGCGGCTCAGAAAAAGCACCCGCCTCTGGGACGGGTGTAACATCCTCCGTTGGGACGATGGCAACTAACTCATATTCACCGCACCACTCTGTGTAGTGACGGTTTTGGAATGTGGGGTAGCGTCTGCATTGCCCCATATCGCCTATGTCATTAAAGTAAACACAAGCCTTACAATTCTGTTTAAGCATGGCAAATCTCCTTTATTTGTTGTGCCTAGAAACCCATTCAGCCCTGCATGACTGTTTGGGTTTCGCTTTTTCAGCGGTACTCTGATTTAGTTTTTGTGTAGCAAATACCGTCTGTGCGACCAGTATTGAACAGCTTGTCAGCGCCTGTTTTGTCCTCTTTACCCATGCCTACGCCACCCACGGTTTTACCCATGCGCTCACCAGACTTGTCAGAAGATGCCGCACCTTTAGGGGGTGTTGCGCCAGTTGTGCTTTTAGCCATTGTTGTATCAGCTTTTCCCATGATTTTTCCTTGCAAAGAATTTATGGTTTTGACTTTATGCGCTATGTGGCACAATGTCAATCACCATTTTAACAGGATTTATCATGGCTTCAAAATTTATCATCACAGCCGCAAAGTCTAAAACTCCCCGTGAGCCTATGCACTATGAAAAAGTCTCTGAGCATCGTCAGGAAATGTCACGCATTAAAGCTGTGGAAAAAGAATTGAAGCAACATGAGGCGCAGGGCTTGGACAAGGCTCACAAGGGTAAGTGAGGAATTGGCACTTCTGGAGGCCATCTGTCCCCAAGTGTCTTAACCGTTGCAATGTGGGCTTTTTGCCACATTTCTTTGCGCTCATCTTTTGATAAATGCGCCCCTTGGTCTATTTCGTAATGGCATTTCAGGCACAAAGCCGCCACTAGGTTGTCATCAGCTTTGATGCCCTTACCCTTGCCGCCGCCCCAATTGCTGTGAGCCGCCTGAACCCCGTTATCTATGCCACAGCTTTGACAGGCTAAACCCGCTACTAGCTTTAGGAGTTTCTGGCTTCTCACATACTGGTGTTTCAGATATTGCATATTCTTTGGTTTGATATTTGTGACCGTTAGCGCAAATTCGCCTTCTAAGGATAAATTCGGGGTTTGCCCTTGTGTCTAAAACTTTGTTATGGCGGGTTTTGCATACTGGACACATCATTTTTCGTCAATTCCTTCGTAAATTAGCTGTAACTTGACTAATTCCAAAGCCCCAATAATTGTCGCCATATACAGGGATTCATCATATTTGTTGATGGTGTAAAGCAAATCTTCAATTAGACCGTCCACCAGTTCACCTTGGTTAAAGTTCATGTCTCTATTCCTTTTTCTGCCATCCAGCACAATAACCATTCAATAAACTCTGAGCCTTCCTCTTTGGTGAATTTGTGGCTTTGTAGTCCTAACTGAACAACCCTTTCACCGTCTAGGCTTGGCGCTACCTTGCCTATCTTGCGCCCTGTCTCATGCGCCCATTGGTCAATTAAAAGTCGTTTCCAATCGTCTGCTACCCACGTTGAGCCAGCCAGCTTCATTGCCTTATAAACCTTGTCAATCAGGGCGTGAAACATATCATTCTGGTCTGTGCTTCTGGTTGCCTTTTTGACTTCCAAACGCAATTGTTTGCCAGCTTGCAAGGTTTCTTTAATTTTGGGCCACAAATCTTTTAAAACTGTGTGCGCTTGCTGGCTGTTGTGCAAAGTAAAAATCATAATGACCTCACAAACAAAACAATTAGCGCCCAAAACGCCAACAAAATAGACAAAATCATTCCCCATGCTGTTTTGTTGCTCATTTGATAACTCCAATCATGCGTAAAGCGGCTTCAGGGCTATCAATTCGCGCCAACGTACTACCAGACCAATTTTCAAAAAAGTCGGCTTGTAAGCCCGTTAAACGCTTTTTAGAGTCTGTTTTAATCTCTACAAGAAAAGTATGGTTTTTAAATCCCACAAGCAAATCCACAGGTAAACCAATAATCCACACCATTGCACCAGCGGCACGAAGTGCGCTGACAATTTGTATTTGATTTGCGTCAACACGGGCGGCTCTCCTCATTTCTTATCCTTTTGTTCGTTCATGCGTTTTTTTAAGTCATTAGCAGCCGCTTGGCCTCGCTTCTTGCCAATGTCGGCTAGGGTCTGTTGCCACCAATATTGGGCTTCCCCACGCCCTTCCTCTAGCGCTTTCTTGCGGTAACGCTTGATCCATTCCCTTGCTTCCGATTCCCTCATAGTCTCCCGTAAGTTCAAGCGCTCTTGTGATGACAAAGTGGCTAAATTGTTGGCCTTCTCTGACCCGATCAAGGATTCTGTGGGCTTCATAGTGATTCACTTAGGAGTCTCCAAGTGGTTGCAGCGCAGAGTGGCACTTGTCCGTTGCCAATTGCTTTGAGTCTGCTAATTCTGTCCATCCTTGAGGCCATCCCATCATCCATTCCGCAAAGTTTGGATGTAAATTCACTCCATTTATCAAGCGATAGAAGTCGGTCAGCTTCGCTCCAAACTCCGTCCCTGTTGTTTGACTTGTGCGAATGATCCTCTTGTTGCGATACTCGATCCCTTTTGTATTTCCATTGAATTGATCTGAAGCCGTGGGGGTAGGCAAATATCCAAATTCTTTCTCGTCTGTG